CGACCTTATCCCACGTTTACCTCTAGGCTGTACCTCAAAAGATAAACTGTGTAGTTTCCAATCAAAGTCTCCTGCCGATTCTATCTTTACCCCAAAGAACTTTCCAGTAACTCTACATGAAACTTTAGACTGAGAGTTAGGGTTGAATAAAACTGGGCCTTCCCAAGTAATAGCTTCTTCTGTTGACATCTGATGACCAATGTAGAAATTTACAGAGTTATCCCCACTTACCTCCATCTCAGGATAAACCGCAGATACAAACTTAATCGCTGATGGGTTGTCAAGATCGTAGCCTGATCGCTCTATATAAGAGGTCATGTTAGTAGTATCGTTCTTGTTGCCTAAATTATCTCTATAAATCTTTGTATTTGTAACATCTGCAAATACTAAATTCTCTGCAACATTATCATAGTTACCAGTTCCCCATGCACCAGACCCAGTATTCCATGTACCAACTACAGTAGTCCATGTAGTCCCAGCAGTTATAGATACAATGCCTGAATTGATATGAGAAGTATCTGGTAAATCTCTTAGACTAAAAGTGCCTGTTGCCCAATTCCATATAACAGCTTTATTTACCTCATCCGAACTACCAGCCGGGTAACAAGCAAGCATTTCATTCCTTACATAGTCTGCTGCAACAAAGCATTTCTTATAGTTATCATTAGCTCCGTTCAGATTGTCAAAGACTGTACGTCTGAGTTTCTCCGGTAAAAGAGCTTTTACACCTTGACCATTACATATATAGAAATCAGAGTTACCTATAAAGAAGTGACCACCATCAAATTCAGCTAAAGCATTCTTTGTTAAACAACCTATAGTTGGACTAAGAAGTTTAAATGAAAATATATAAGGTGTCCCTACATAGTTCATAATATAAATAGCATCATTCTTGTAGATTAAGAATGAATCACCGAAGGCCATACCATCTATAATGTCTCCAGGGGTATCCGCTAATTGGTACTCGCCAGCATCTAAGGTAGCATCGCCCTCATCCCATGTTACAGGCGGTGACCCAAAGGAAGCTTCCGTAGACCACTTCACCATTCTGGTTTCTTCTATAGCACTTCTTGTCCAATTTAGCCCTATAAGAAAAGTTCTAAAAGACCTTATGATTTTGCACTTGTTTCCAGAAGGCCAGTTCCTGATTTCTCTAAAGGGAACAGTCAGTTCAGGAATAGCACTGGCATTTAAGGGCCATGTTTGAACACCATCTGTCCCATTAGTAGCAACAACAAGGCCATTTAGATTTGTAGCTTGCCACCGATTAGTCTTTAAATTAGCACTATAATCACTATCAAGAGTATCCGTTACTCCTTCAGGGGTAACTACCGATGAGTTTGGATGGTCACTAGATAAAGTACCTGTTAAAGTTATAACTCCAGTAGATACATTCCTAGCAGAATAAGTCAACTTTTCGTATGCGTTAGTAGTAGCTGAAGAAGTATCTTCATTCCCTATAAGAAGGGTTCCAGTAGCATCAAGATTGGTTAGAGCCGTACCTGCAGCTACAGTAATTGAACTAGCACTAGCTGAAACTGCACCATTAAGCGTCATAGTGGTTTGCCTTGTTACATCAGTCCACGTAGAACCATTCCATATAGCAATATCTGTTGCACCGTACGCTATCCAATAATAAGTATTGGCATTATCTAAAAATGGTTGAAGATAGTAAGGAGCAAATGGAACTGTTGCCATTACAGCCTCATACCCAGCAACCTTCTTTACACCATTGTCAAGAAACCTTACATTGTTACCACCAGACCACGCATTAGGTGGAAGGTTATAAGGTGGAATGTCTTGTATTATCCCTACCTGACCTACATTAGTAATAGGTATAAGAGCCATTATGCTGGAGGAGTGGGCCAAGTAATATTGAAAGGATCAGCCTGTGAGGTGATATCTCTTAACTCTTGCCTGTAGGTTTCCCATTCTGTTTTCTTTACCGGGTCCATTGGAACATCGGGAAGCATAGTCCAATCACAAGACTGTAACTTAGAGTTCCTTTCTGATCTTGCAACCATCCAACCCTGACCATCTTTTCCAGCCTCTACATCAGACCAGGAAGGTTTCTTGGATGAATCCTCAAAAACTACATTGCTGTTGTAGTCGTTCTCGTTATTAAGCTCACCATAGATAGCAAAGCCAGCACCGCCAGATAAGCTATACAGAATGTTGCCCCAAAGACTATTATTCATTGTTCAATCTCCCATACTGTTAGGGTAGACTGTGAGGTGGAGTAACCGCCAGTACCTGGATCAGTACAATTACCTCTTATCTTTATACTTTTAACCCCGGCAGATAAGGGGGTATCTTCCAACACAGTCATGGTCGTCCACGCCCTAACCTCATTATTAGTGGCTGAGGTCCATGCGTTGGAATTCCATTGACCACCAGCTTTCCAATTACCCCCAATAACTGCTGTATCAGTATCGTTATATACTTGAGCCTCACCTGTCTGAGTTGTTGCATAAGCCCAAAGTCCACCGAATAGATTAGCTTGTATAAGTAGATTAGAGGTTGCGCTAACTTTTGTAATAGAAAAGGTAGCTGCATCAGTCATAGATGTGGATTGTATGCTTACAGTAGAATCATTCTGAAGCCTAGTTAACTTCACTAAAGATTCCATAGCACTGCCAGCATTAGGCATTGTATTCTTTAGTACAGTCTTTATTAACCGTATATGCTCATCTCCCTGAGAGATATTATCTGATCCCGTAGGGTTGCTAGTTACTAGCCCATCAATGTATGTTGCGCTTTCTAATGCCATAATTTATACCTTTGGAAATTGCCCCTTAACGGATGCTATATGATCTTTCCATGTCGTTGTGTCGTTGATGCCATCCCAGTATTGCATATCCAGTTGGTCACCAATAGAGGCGTATGCTTGCGCTCTGTTCCTAGCGTAGGCCTGCGAGTTCCAGTTTGCCGTCCATACAACATCAGCAGACTCTATGTCTGCCACAGATGGTTGCGGTTGTGCGCTCATCCATTTAGCAATGAAAGTTCCTTGTCCATCGCTGTTGTCTTGTAGATTAAAGTCCACTATGGACTCGAATCCTAACTGTTGTAAACCATTTGATGTAATCATATTAAACTCCTATCAATTTGAAAGCGCTAAAATATGAGGACATAGAACTAGCATTGCCACCAAATCCCCCGGTGCCAGAACCAATCTTCCACAGTCCGTATGCCTCAACATAATCTGTAGCAGAAAGAACAAGAATAGTTTGACACAATAAAATGGTATCATGCCAGTCTGCGCCAGAAACTCCTACCGAATCATAAGAGTGCGCTTTTTCAACACCATTTACATAAATCATAGTCTTTTTTCTTTCACCTGAGCTGTTGCCGTTGATATAAGCTATTTGGGAAGTAACAACATACTTTCCACCCTCTCCCGCTGGGACGGTAAATCTATAATTCGTATCTTTATCATAAGCAGTGTCTGTATCAAAAAGTTCGCCATCACACTCAAGTTTAGTATTGGTATTATCAGTTATAGTCTGATTGGCTGTTAGATAAGCAAAAAATGCTGGGGTGTTATTACCACCCGCTGTAGCGTATGTTTGATCCCCCCTAAGGAATGTAGTTGCGTCTGCCGTACCCGACCCTAATCTAGCAGTAGGTACAGTCCCACTTCCTAAGTTGGTCGCATTGAGAGCGGTGAAATTAACACCAGACGAAGCTGGCATTGTCGCTGGTGGAGTTAAGGTAGATGCGCTTATATCTAAGGTTGCTCCAGAAGGAACTGTAATCGTATCCCCTGAGTCTCCTATAGCCAAAGCAGTGCTAGTTGCTGGGCTTACCTTGTTAGTTTTTAGTTCACTCATAGTTCCTTATGCTCCCAATACAGATAAAGTTCCTACTATTGTCCATGTTTCCCCAACTGCAATAGTAATGGGGCCAAACATCGCTGCACTTGTTCCGGCTGGTACGGTAGTTGTCATCGTTGTTGATATAGTGTCTGGGTTAGGGAAATAGGTTCCCTCTTCTAGCCCAAAACTTGCTTGCTTTACAGAGCCATCAAGAGGGATGGTTGTTTGCGCTGGTTGGTTTCCTACGTAACTCATATTATGACCATCCTAGTGAGACTGCTTGTATTCTTG